GGGCGATAGCGGCAACGCCGCCGCATCGGGCGCGAGGGGCAACGCCGCCGCATCGGGCGATAGCGGCAACGCCGCCGCATCGGGCTGGAGGGGAACAGCTTCCGTAACCGGCCCGTATGGAAAAGCGTCTGCATTAGGCGAACAGTGCCTTGCCGTGGCATGGGGCCAAGATAGCCTTGCAAGAGGCGCTGTGGGCAACTGGATTGTTGTTTCCGAGCGTGACGATGATGGCAACATCATTGATGCCAAAATTGCAAAGGTGGACGGTGATACCATCAAGGCGGACACGTGGTACAAACTGGCGAATGGCGCGATCGTGGAGGAAAAGTAATGTATTTGTGTGATTATTGTGGGGCAGCGTTCCATTCGCTGGATTACATCGAGGAAAAGTCCGATGAGTGCGGAAACAGCATAATTTATGTCTGCCCAGAGTGCGGAGAGGAGATTATCCCCGGAGAAGCGGATGAATGTCCTGTTTGCCACGGCTGGAAGCCGATGAAGTCCGCTATGTGCCACAAGTGTGAGCTGGAAACAATCGGAAATTTCAAGCTGGCTATACGGAAGTTCTCCGATGTGCAGCTTGATTATATTTCCGAGCTGACGGAGGGTGAGTATCTCTCGGAGTTTTTGCATAAGGGGGGCTTGGGATGATAAACGGTGTCCTCCGGTACATAAAAGCTACAGTGGAAATCCCATTCCCGGAGGGGAAAATGTGCTGTAACCTCTGCCCACTGCTGGAGACTTATTCGCGAAATCAATGTCGGAGAACAGGCGAGTATCTGTTAGACACGAGAATCGTCGGGGCATATTGCCCGCTACAAGTTGTTGATGAGGAGAAAACCGAATGATGAATATCTACGAGAAAATCGCTGCAATCATGCAGGATGTCCAGTATCTTGCAAAGGACGATCATGTAGAGTTTGGCAGCACCAAATACAAGGCACTGAGCGAGGAGAAAGTAACCTCCATCATGCGTGCGGAACTGCTGAAACACAAACTGGTTGTATACCCCATCGCACAGACAGCCGGGAGAACTGGGAACATTACCCACGTGGATGTCATCTACCGCATGGTCAACGTGGAAAACCCGGAGGAATACATCGAGATTGCATCCTGCGGAGATGGTGCGGACACGCAGGACAAGGGAAGTGGCAAGGCCATGACCTATGCGTTTAAGTATATGTGGCTGCGGACCTTTGCGCTTCCCACCGGCGAGGACCCGGACAAAATTTCCTCCGCCGAGCTGGACGAGAAGGAGCGGAACGCCGCTCCGGTGTGTGAGCGATGTGGAGCTGACATTGTGTCCGTCAGGAAGCGCAACGGCGAAATGTGGACGGTAAAGGACATGGTTAAGTACTCCAAGGGCCGCTACGGAGCGCAGATGTGCGCCGGCTGCATGAAGGCTGCAAAGAAGGAGCAGGACAATGTTGCAGGCTGATGTGACCGCCGCACGGTGGCAGCAGGACAGCGATGGGGCGTGGCTGTGCCTCCGGGTTCAGTCCCCCGCCTCTGCAATGACCATCTGTGACGAGATGAAGCCGGACAAGCAGTATGTGGCGCAGATCAAGCGCAAGGGAAGGAGCCTTGACGCAAACGCTTATGCGTGGGTGCTGCTGGATAAACTGTCGGCACACTATGGGATTCCGAGGAATGATGTGTACCGGGAAGAAATCAGGATCATCGGTGGTGTGAGCGATGTCGTGTGCATGGTATCAAAGGCGGCGGACGAGTTCTGCCGCAGATGGGAGGCAAAAGGAACCGGCTGGATGGCGGAACAAGGGCCAAGCAAAATTCCTGGATGCGTGAACGTGGCGGTTTGGTACGGCTCAAGCACCTACGACACAGAGCAGATGTCACGGCTGATTGACCAGATCGTTGCCGATTGCCGAGAAGCTGGAATCGAGACTATGACACCGCAGGAGTTGGATGCGCTAAAATCACGCTGGGGCGAAGCCCAGCCGTTGGGAGGTGATAAAGGTGACTGATGAAAGACGGTGCTTCCTGTGCGGCAGAAATGGAGCGGGTGACCCGCTGGAGCGGCACCATTAGGCACATCTTCGGCGGCGCGTACCGCAACAAAAGCGAGAAATACGGCCTTGTAGTGTATCTCTGCGGCGAACGGTGCCATAGAAACGGAGGGCTGGCAGTACACCGCAACGGGAATCAAATGCGCCTCCTGCGCCGATACGGCCAGTTAAAGGCCATGCAGGAACAGGGATGGACGGAGGATGACTTCCGCCGTGAATTTGGAAAAAGCTATTTGTAAGGAGGAAAACGATGGTAAACAGAATGATTTTGCAGGGGCGGCTTTGCTCTGACCCCGAATTGCGCCGCACCAACAGCGGAACAGCGGTGTGCAGTTTCCGTGTGGCATGGAGCGAGAAGATTAAGGACAGAGAAACGAAGCTGTTTCTCCCCTGCGTGGCATGGCAGGGTACGGCGGAGATGGTTTGCAACCACTTTGTTAAGGGCAAGGAGATCATCGTAGAGGGCAAGCTCTCCAGCCGGGAATACGAGGACAAGACTGGCAACAAGCGCACTGTGGTGGAGCTGACGGCGGACCGGGTACATTTCTGCGGCAGCAAGGACAGCGCACCGCAGCAGCCCACGCAGACCTTCACGGAGATTTCCGAGGACGACGGCGATTTTCCGTTCTAAGGCGGTGCACCGATGCCGAACAGAATCATACGCGAGAGCATCTGCACCAGCGACAGCGTAGATAGGCTTTCATGGTTCGAGGAGGTCTTGTTCTATCGGCTGATTGTTTCTTGCGATGATTTCGGACGCTATGACGGACGGGCCGCAATTATCAAAAACAGGCTATTCCCTTTGAAAGAAAATCTTACTCTGAAAACTGTAGAAAACGCCCTTCATGGACTGGCGAGTGCTGGATTGGTTGCCCTCTATACTTCACAGGGCAAGCGCTTCCTCTACCTACCAACATGGGGTAAGTATCAGACACAGAGAGCAAAGGAAAGCAAATATCCTGAGCCTGTAGAGCCTTCGCAAGCAGATGAAATCATTTGCAAACAAATGAATGCAGATGTCCCCGTATTCGAGAATCGAGAAGCGAGAATCGATATACGAGAATCGAGAAGCGAGAATAATGCGCGCGAGGCGCGCTTCTCTCCGCCCTCTTTGGACGAGGTTCGGGCTTATATCGCCGAACGGGGGTCTACAGTTGACGCACAGCAATTCATCGATTTCTACGCCTGCAAGGGCTGGATGGTTGGGAAAAATCGCATGAAGGACTGGAAGGCTGCCGTCAGAACATGGGAGCAGCGCAGAAAGGAGGAAAACGGTGAACAGCCAACAAAGCAAGAATACCACGTCGGGACATGGCTGTGACATCTGCGGCGGGCTGGGCTACACCGTCCGGCGCACGGAAAGCGGCGAACTGGTGAGCAGAACCTGCAAATGCGAGATCATCCGCCGAAGCAGGATGCGCATGGAGCGTTCCGGACTTCTGGGACTGCTGGATAGCTGCACCTTTGAGTCGTTCCAAACGCGGGAGTATTGGCAACAGGCCGCAAAGCAGGCGGCGGAGAAGTATTTGACCGACTGGAAAGGCAAGTGGTTTTTCATCGGTGGCTCTCCCGGTACTGGGAAAACGCACCTGTGTACGGCAATTTGCGCCAAACTGATGGACGGAGGAATCCCTGTGCGGTATGTGCAATGGCGTGGAGATATTCCGGCAATCAAAGCAAAGACCAACGATGCCGAAGCATACGCCGAAGCCATGCAGCCGCTGAAAACCGTCCGTGCGCTGTATATCGACGACTTTCTCAAGGGCGGCGTAACGGATGCCGACAAAAACATTGCCTTCGATCTGCTAAATGCCAGGTATATCAACCCGGATGCAATCACGATCATCTCAACGGAGCTGACCATTGACCGCATTTTGAGCTGGGACGAGGCAATCGGTAGCAGAATCAACCAGAGGGCGAAGGATTATATGCTGAACATCGGCAAAAAGCAGAATTGGAGGCTACAATGACCAAACGGGAGGAACGGAGATGAAACACCTCGGCGATATTACGAAAATCAACGGTGCGGAAATTGAAATCGTGGATGTTATCACGGGTGGATCGCCGTGCCAGGATTTGAGCATTGCGGGAAAACGCACTGGATTGGCCGGTGCAAGGAGCGGATTGTTCATGGAGCAGGTCCGCATCGTAAAGGAGATGAGAGAGCGTGACAGAGCGAACGGACGGACAGGTGACATGGTCAGACCTCGGTTTATGGTCTGGGAAAACGTGCCCGGAGCATTCAGCAGCAACAAAGGGCGAGACTTCGCGGCAGTCCTCGAAGAGATCATCCGCATCGCAGAGCCGGAAGCCCCCGATATTGAAGTGCCTGAAAAAGGCTGGAACACCTGGGGGGGCTACCACGATGAAGTGGGAGGACGATGGAGCGTGGCTTGGCGAGTGCATGATGCGCAATACTGGGGAGTCCCCCAACGCCGCCGTAGAATCTCGATTGTCGCAGATTTTGGAGGAGACACCGCAGGAGAAATACTCTTTGAGCGCAAAAGCGTGTCAGGGCATCCTGCGGAGAGCGGAGCGGCGGGGGAAAGACTTGCCGGAACCGCTGAAAACGGTGCTTCTTATGCAGTCCGAGAATGCGGAGTGCGGCTGGAATAAGCCATCTGTGGTGGTTCCGGCGGTGCTGTGCTTGAACGATCAAGGCGGGAATGTGATGGGCGTGAGCCATGATGTTTCCGGGACGCTGAGAGCACAGGAGCATGGGCACCAGCCCTCCATTCTGGATATGAGCCATGCTTGCGATGTCATCCGAGACTGCGGCGAGATCGCTCCGAGTTTGCAAGGTCGAATGGGAACAGGCGGCAATCAAGTGCCGCTTACATATCAAATGCAGGGATTTGGCGATTACCGCGAGGGGGACGTTGCAAGCAGTTGCAAGCAGAGAGATTTCAAGGACAGCACTGATCTTGTATGTTCCGTAGACTGCCGAAACTTTACAGAGGGCGGGGAAATCAACGGAACCTTGCAGGCAAAGGAAAGCGGAGGCCAAAGCCTGAACCTGAACAATACGGTCCGCCAAAACATGGTGGTTCGCCGTCTGACCCCGTTGGAATGCGAACGCTTACAGGGATTCCCGGACGGATGGACAGATATTGGAGATTGGGTTAAAACAGGTAAACGTGGGCGCAGAATAAAAGTGAAAGGAAGTGCAGACAGCCCCCGGTATAAGGCACTGGGTAACTCCATCGCATTGCCCTTCTGGGATTTCCTGGCAAAGCGTATCAGTGCGCAATATCTTCGTCCTGTTACGATGGGCAGTTTATTCGACGGTATCGGCGGCTTTCCGCTGGTGTTCGAGCGGCACAACGGCAAGGGCACGGCACGCTGGGCAAGCGAGATCGAGGAATTTCCTATCGCCGTGACGAAACTGAGATTTGGGGAGGAATGGCATGGCCACATTACGCATGATTCCCGGCATTACATACACCCGGCAAAACCTTGAAGCATTGACCGGGATGCCGGACAGAGAAAACCGCCGGATGATACGGGAGCAGCGGCGGCAGGGTGTACCCATCGTTGCTCTGAAAGACGGCGGGTACAAGCTGGCGGAAACGGAGGAAGAAAAGCAAGCCTTACTTGCTATGTACCGCAAGCGGGCATTTGACGAGCTGGGGACATACCGCCGCCTTGCAAAAGCCATGCAGGTGGACGGGCAGATGGAGATGTGAGGCGGAAATGAAACGGTTTAACACTCCGCTGACGAAAGAGGCGGCGAAATCACTGCTGGCTTTGGATTTAGAGGACAAGGTGATTACCAGCTACGAGAAACTGGACGAGTGGTACACCGCGTGGGGCGGGCAGTGCTATGTGTCATTTTCCGGAGGAAAGGACAGCACGGTGCTTGCTTATTTGGCTGCAAGGTATCTATCGTCGTTCCGCACCCCTCCGTGGCCGCTGAATCTTGTGTTTGTCAACACCGGCCTTGAATACCCGGAGATACAGAGATTTGTCAACGAGTATGCGGATTGGCTGCGGCGGGAGTTTCCACGCATCACCGTCAATCTCCACCGCTTGCGCCCGAAGATGAACATTCGGCAGGTGGTGACGAAGTACGGGTACAGCATTGTGAGCAAAGAAGTGTCGGCGTATATCGGGAACGCGAGAATAAACCCCACCGGAAAATCTGCACAAAGGTTGCGTGGCGAGTATCTGGACAAGGATGGGGGAAAATCGCCGTATAACTGCGAACAATGGGCGTTTTTACTCCCTGCACCGTTTTTAATTTCCGATTCGTGCTGCAAGGTCATGAAAAAATCGCCTATGCACAGATATGAGCATCAAGAAAAGTGTGTGCCAACTACCGCAATAATGGCGGAAGAAAGCCGGCTTCGGATGATTAAGTGGACTGCCACCGGCTGTAATGCCTTTGAGGGAAAGCGGCCGATGGGAAAGCCTATGAGCTTTTGGACGGAGCAGGATGTGCTGCGGTATATCGTGGAGCGCGGGATATCCTACGCAAGTGTCTACGGCGACATTGTGGCCAGCGATGGCGAGAACGACTATACGGGGACGCTGATCGACTGCAAGCTACACTGCACAGGATGCCAACGCACGGGCTGTATGTTCTGCGCATTTGGCGCGCACCTTGAAAAAGGCGAGAACCGTTTCGAACGCATGAAGCGCACGCATCCGAAGCATTACGAGTTCTGCATCGGCGGTGGGGCGTATGACCCTGCGGACGGCCTGTGGAAGCCAACTGAAAAGGGGCTTGGCTACGCCAGAGTATTGGACTACATCGGAGTGAGGTATTGAAATGAGCGTAAAAATTATCATACCCCTGCCGCCGGTTACGAAGAAAAACAGCCAGCGTATTATGCACAGCAGCAAGACGGGGAAATCGTTTATCATGCCGTCGCAGAAGTACATCGATTACGAGGAAAAGGCCGTGTGGTACTGCAAAAAGGCTGGTGTGCATGAGCCGATAGATTACCCCGTGGAGGTTAAATGCCTGTTTTATATGCCAACCAATCGGCGAGTGGATTTAACCAATCTGCTGGAAGCTGTGGACGATGTGCTGGTCAAGGCGCGGGTGCTGCTGGACGACCACTGCGGCATTATTGTCAGCCATGACGGGAGCCGGGTACTGTACGACAAGGAGACCCCACGGACGGAGGTGAGCATAACCGCCTATGAATGATTTTGACTATGATATCGTGCAGAAAAAGCGTGTTGCAAGAGGTGCGTTTGCCCATGTGAACCGCAAGCGTGGGAAATGCAGATTGCCCAGTGATTACCTCACTGCGGCACAAAAGAGGGAGATGAACGGGAAAATGAAAACATACAACGCCACACGGCCTATGCCTTGGGAAGATTTCAAGGCGATGCCGGACGACATTAAGCGGGAATATCTACGGAATATGCAGTCTTGCGGCGGTGCAGCTACATACCTTGCGGAAGAAATGGGCTGTTGCAGTGCCACCATCATAGAGTGTGGGAAAAAACTGGGGGTGCCGTTTGTGCGAGGTGGTCGGAACTTTAACTTGTGGCAAAAGAAACTATCAGAGTGGCACACATCCGAAGTGGTGGAAGAAACGCCAGAAAAACAGTCCGATGGACCAACGCCGGTGCGAAGTGCAGGACCGTTGCACGTGCGAAGTGCAGAACTGCTTCACGCACGGCTGACCATACGGGGAGGCCGGGAAAGTGTTTTGCAAAATCTACGCATGCTTATGCCGGATGAATGTGAAGTCACGGTTGAGTGGTGAGAGGAGGAAAAAACTTGTGAAGGAGCATATTACCACTGGAGGGAAGACGCTTTGCTGGACTTGTAGAAAAGCGTATGGAAAATGCTCATGGACAGAAGTAGACTACACGAAAAAGGGCTGGCCTATACGATTTGAGCCGGTAAAGGGGTGGAATGCAATCCCGACAAAAAATGAAAAATACACATCATTTTTGGTGGTAAGTTGCCCAGAGTACGATCCTGATGATAGAAAGGAGGATACACATGACGGCAGATTTTGCGGGTATGGGGAAGCGCCTGCGGGCGGCGAGAGAGAAGGAACTTATGTCGCAGGATGATCTGGCTTTGGAATCTGGTGTAGCACCATCGACGATCAGCCATATTGAGTGTGGACACAGCACCGCGTCGGTGTGGGTGCTGGCACATATCTGTGATGCGCTTGGGGTATCTATGCAATGGATGGTATACGGGAGAGGAAGAAAATGAGCAGAAAGAGCATATTTACAGTTGTCGGAGGTGCGGCCCTTGGGCTGCTGATTGCCGCCGGGATATTGTGGGTGGAGCCACTTGCCGCAGAAGCGGAATATGTGGAGGAGCAAGAACCTGTTTCCCCGCTGGTGGCGGAAGTAATCCGCCAAGAAACGCCACAGAAAGCCGCCTACACGCACGAAAGTACCATGACCGTGACAGCATACTGCCCCTGCGAAAAATGCTGTGGAGCGTATTCAAACGGCTATACAGCCACAGGAGCGAAAGCAACACAGGGCGTGACCATCGCTACCGACCCCGATGTGATACCGTTGGGGACAGAGGTTGAGATCGATGGGCATATCTACATAGCGCAGGATGTGGGCGGAGCAGTCAGCGGAAACCGCATTGACCTGTACTTTGATAGCCACGATGACGCACTCCAATGGGGTGTGCAGGAAAAGACGGCGAGGTGGAACGGATGATGGAACGGATTACATTTGATGGAAATTTTTGCGACATTTCGCAGTGCCGGGAGCTGCCTTGCCAGCATGGCGGGAACTGCTCACAAAAGCAAGTGTGGGAGCGGCTGAAAGCCTACGAGGACACGGGGCTGACGCCGGATGAAGTGTCTGCGCTGGTTAAAGACTGGAGCGACCTTTGCACGGCGACCGGAGAATGTGGCGGCATCGACCGCCTGCGGGAGCTGGCAGAGGCCGACAAGGGCGGTCGGCTGGTGGTGCTGCCGTGCAAGGTGGGTGACAGGCTTTACGAAGTAACGGGTCGAAAAACGATCAGTGTGTACAAAGTTAGAGCCATCTGTGTGGAATTGTTCGGCTTGTTTATCGAGTGGGACATTGTAGAAGGGTTTGTTTGGCAATCGCTGTCAGGTATAAACGCCGGAGAACTCGGCAAGACCGTATTCCTCACCCGCAAGGAGGCGGAGAAAGCATTGGAGGCGATGAAGGATGAGTAAGGCTGTTATGATGAGTATCCGCCCGAAGTGGTGCGAAAAGATTATCAGCGGTGAGAAAACCGTTGAGGTGCGAAAGAACCGTCCAAAGCTGGAAACACCGTTTAAGTGCTACATTTATGAAACACAGGGCTGGGTGGAGAAGGACGGCATCATGGAATTCAGACTCGGAGGGTGTGTTATTGGGGAGTTTACCTGTGACCGGATTTACAAGATTGACAAGGATAGTACGGATTTTCTTTTTAAGGCCGGGGGCCTATCCGTTTACAAGCAAGCTGCTGAAGAAAAGTGTGGCCTGTGTGCTGCTATGACAGACGATGAGTTGCACGGCTATCTTGGCCATTGCCAGGGCTACGGCTGGCACATCTCCGACCTGAAAATCTACGATACGCCGAAGGAATTGAGCGAGTTCAAGACTCTATGTAGAGTCGATGCCGATTGCTGTGCCTGCCCTTATTACAACTACACCAAAATGGATTGTGATGGCCGGGTTATCGGTCGCCCACCCCAAAGCTGGTGCTATGTGGAGACGATGGAATGAAGCTGACTATTATCTTCAAAGAAGAGATTGAGGAACACATGAAAAAGCAATTCGGGCATTTCACGAATCCGCGGCAGGTATACGGTGTGAAGTCCGTACACATGGAAGGGGGGTATCTATACTCCACTATTTCGGACACGGTTCGCTGGCGTATGGATGACATTTCCAGATTTTACTGTGAGGAGGGCTGACAATGGATGAATACATCAAGAGAGCAGAAGCGTTGCAACAATGCGGTCGGTTCGGCGATTACACGGCATGGAGTATATGGGACGGTATCGGCTCAATCCCAGCCGCAGATGTTGCACCGGTGGTGCATGGGCGGTGTCCTATTTGCTCTGGGCGAAAAATCCTTACTCAATACTGCGACAACGGCTATTCTGTTGAAGTTGATGCAGAGCAAGGAGAAATGTCAATCTGGCAAGGGGATACTTGCTTAACTGTAATTTCTATTGACTACTGCCCCAACTGCGGGGCGAAGATGGACGGAGGTGGCGAGGATGCGGCTGATTGACGCGGAAGAGTTAGAGCGCTTGTTTAACGAACAAATTGAACAAGGTGTAGGTGTAATAGGTGCGTTTGATGCGTTTTATGATGCTTTGCAAGACACACCCACCGTTGACGCTGTGGAAGTGGTGCGGTGTAGGGACTGCAAGCATTACAAGCCGGATGAATACGAATGCGGATGTGATTTCGCTGGTGGACTACCGTATGTAAAGGCTGACGATTTTTGCAGTTACGGAGAACGGAGGGACTATGATTAAAGACAGCGGAGAAAGAACAAAGTTTCCAAGCGGAGCACTCCGGGATATGCACACGGGCAAGGGACGGATGGATTTGCTCCCTTGGTCGGCTATCATGGAAGTGTCGAAGCACTGCGAGGCGGGCGCTTTGAAATACGGGGAGCATAATGTCGATAAAGGGATCCCAACCCACAGTTTGTTAGATTCCGCTATTCGCCATGCGGCGAAATATCTGGCGGGCTATGTGGATGAGCCGCACCTTGTAGCTGCGGCGTGGAACCTACTGTGGGCGATCGAGATGGAGCTTGTCCATCCTGAATGCGTGGACACTCCGTGGAGGGCAGCCGATGGCGAATAAAGACGCAATGCTGGAAGCCTTGGAGGAAATCGAGAACGGTATGTGCCGCATTAAGGAGCGACGGAGCATTTGGCAGAATAGCCTTGTATATGCACTCTGCCAAGCTGTGCGGCTGCTTCTGATGGACAAGATCAAGGAGGGACGGAAATGAGAATTGACGGCAAAACCCTGCCCAACAACCCCATGAAAGCGTACCAGCAGGGCAAGCTGATGGGGACAAAGCAAAACATGGATTTGGTGTCCGAAGTGCTGCTTACAAAATTTGGATTCCACGTGTTGGAGGAAACGCCGGACAGCCACGACACTATGAGTGTTGAGTATCTGCAAAAATGCCTTGTGGAGCTGGTGGACGCAAAAAACAGTGGCTATGTGACCAAGAAGGATATTGCGGACGCTCTGCGGAGCGACTACAAACTGATAAACAACGCAGAGTAAGGAGGCTGGCATGAGCCGAAAACAAACGCTGCCGTATGATGTGCGGCTTGAGTGCATTGCCTATGTCAGAGGTTATCCACGGCGGGTACAGGCGTACAACGATGCAAGGAGCGAGATACTGAGCGGCGGTAACAGTGCAACAGAGGGTATGCCCCGCTCCCCCGGCATTGGTAGACCGGCAGAAAGCAAGGCGGAGCAGCTTGCCGCCATAGAAAACTGGCCGGAAACCAAGAAAATGCGGGCTGTTGAATACGCCATAGACCGTTGCGGGCGGGATTTGGAGAGTGAGAGCATCCGCAAACAGCTTACACAGGGGATCATGCGCAACTGTCAGGGCAAGCATAAGTATTCCCGCAACAAGATTGTTGTTCCGGGGATAAGCGAAGCAACATTCCGCCGGAGAAAAGAAAGATTCCTGTTCGACATTGCTACATATTGTGGTTTTGCAGGAAAAGATGAGCCAAATTCCACCTAATGATGTGCTACAATAGGTACAGTGGATGATAAGGCATAGTCATCCACCCGTCTTTCCACTCAACCCGTTTCCTCCATCTTATGCGCCGCCGGTATTGGGCGCACCTTCTGGCACCGAAAGGTCATACCGGCACAAACAGCCTGTAGGGAAACCTATGGGCTGTTGTCATATGCCGTGCGCTCGTTGCACCCCACGATCAGGGGCGGGAGGTCGCACCTCCCACACGGCACAAATATATGCGGGCGGAAGCTGGGAGGAATCAGCTCCGATAGTAAAATTTCGGGTTCGCAGGTTCGAATCCTGTCGCCTGCACAAGAGGCCGGGTAGCACCCGGACAATGTGAGACCGTTCGTCGTGGCTCACACGGAAATGACAATGCTCGCTGAAAACTGCGCGTGAGGATGCGTCCTCCTTGCCATGACCGAACAGCGGCGCTTGAGATGCTTGCGGGGCCTCAAGCGGGCATGAGCGTGTGACAATCTAAGCGGGAAGACGGCCAATATGCGGCATAGGTGCCCCGTAAGGGGAGACCACAGCGAGTGACGGGGACTTTCCCTGAAGCGCTAAAGCAGGGCAGGACTGCAATGCCGCACCAAAAGCGGAGAGCCGCTGCCGTGGGCAAATGGCATAGCGCCTGCCCGGAAGTGCGGCTATACCGCTCAGAAGTGAGCTGTGGAAAAGACATTGCCACCTGCTGGCAAACTGTGTAACCCATGTTTGAGAGCTTCCGGAAGGCCGCATGGGAGGGGAAAGACTGTTACTGTAGCCAAGGGGTGGGGGCTGGTGACAAAACAGGAGGAAAGCATGGAAATCACAAAACGGCGGCTTGCGGATATTGTGCCGTATGCCGGCAACGCAAAAAAGCATGATAAACGGCAAATCAACAATGTTGCGGAGAGCATCAAGCAATACGGCTTTGTGCAGCCGATTGTGATTGACCGTGATGGAGTTATCGTCATTGGGCATTGCAGAGCGTTGGCTGCTCAGAAATTGGGCATGGAAGAAGTGCCTTGTGTCTGCGTGGACGATCTGACACCGGAGCAGGTGAACGCCCTGCGGCTGGTGGATAACAAGAGCAACGAGAGCGATTGGGACTTTGACCTGCTGGCTGATGAGTTGCCGGGGCTTGACCTGTCGGCGTTTGACTTTGATTGGGGTCTGCGTGATGAACTCGACACGTCAGTGGTAGAGGACAACTACGATCCCGTTTTACCGGCAGAGCCGAAGAGCAAACTGGGCGATGTGTACCAGCTTGGAGACCATCGCCTTATGTGCGGAGATAGCACGTCTTTGACAGACGTACAGAAGCTTGTGGGGGGGGCACAAATGGATTTGCTGCTCACAGATCCCCCGTACAATGTGGACTATCAGGGCACCGCCGGGAAGATTAAGAACGACAATATGGAGGATACGGCCTTCAGGCGTTTCCTGACGGATGCATTCTCCAATGCGGCGATGGTCATGAAGCCCGGTGCTCCGTTCTACATCTGGCACGCAGACAGCGAGGGGTATAACTTCCGAGGCGCGTGCAGAGATGCGATGCTGCGTGTCCGGCAGTGCCTGATCTGGGTGAAGAACTCCCTTGTGATGGGGAGACAGGATTTCCAGTGGAAACATGAACCTTGCCTGTACGGTGAGAGCGAAATTGAAGAGGACGCGCATGAGCCTTGCCTTTACGGATGGACGGAAGGTAAGAAGCACTACTTCTTCAAAAACCGCAGACAGACAACTGTGCTGAATTTCGATAAGCCTGTCAAGTCTGCGGAGCATCCGACCATGAAGCCGATTAAGCTGTTTGATTACCAGATGCAGTGCTCCAGCAAGCCGGGAGAGAATGTCCTCGACCTGTTCGCTGGCTCCGGCACAACGATCATGGCAGCGGAGCAGAATGGCAGACACGCTTTCTGCATGGAGTACGATCCGAAGTATGCGGACGTCATTATTGATCGATGGGAAAAGTTTACCGGAGAAAAGGCGGTGCTTCTGCATGACTGATGCTCAGGCGACTGCGCGGAGGATGTTGAAGAAAAACCAGCAGTATTTATCCACACAGCAGATGAAAACACTGAACGGGCTGATTAAGTCCGGCGATATTACAGGGGCCATGAATGGCCTGCATACATTGGTGGCGAGAAAGCTGACTGCGAGAAAGGAGGGTGCGTATGGCAAGGCCAAGAAAGGAAATAGATCAGAAGCAGTTCGAGAACCTCTGCGGCCTGCAATGCACGCTTGAGGAAATCTGCGGCTGGTTTGACGTGACCGATAAAACGTTGGATAGTTGGTGTAAGCGAACCTATCATGCCAGTTTTTCCGAGGTATTTAAGCAAAAGCGAGGAGCGGGGAAAATTTCGCTGCGTCGGAGCCAGTGGCAGCTTGCGGCAAAGAACGCAAGCATGGCGATTTGGCTGGGGAAACAGTACCTTGGGCAGCGCGATATTGTGGAGCTGGGTTTGCCGACTGACAACACGCAGGATGACGCATTGAGTGTGAGCCTGCGTGAAATGGCGGAAGGGTTGGAGAGCGATGATTAGCCCGAAGCAGCAGAAGATCCTTGCTTTCCCCTATTCCAAGTATGACGCGCTGATCTGCGACGGCGCCGTGCGTTCCGGCAAGACATCCATCATGATGTGGGCGTTTGTCCGCTGGGCGATGGAAAATTTCAGCGGTCAGCGCTTCGGCGTGTGTGGCCGCACAGTGGATAGCTGCACCAAGAACATCATCGTGCCGTTCACAGCGATGAGTTTGGCAAAGGAACGCTATATCATCCGTTGGCGGCGCGGCGACAAGGTGATGGAAGTGCGGCGCGGCGCTGTGACGAATTACTTTGAGGTGTTCGGCGGTAAGGACGAGGCCAGCTACACGCTTATTCAAGGCCGCACGCTGGCGGGCGTGCTGCTGGACGAGGTGGTGCTGATGCCGCGGTCGTTCGTGGAACAGGCATTGACCCGCTGCTCGGTAGACGGGGCAAAGCTGTGGTTTTCCTGCAACCCGGGCAGCCCGCAGCACTGGTTTTATACAGAGTGGATACAGAGGAACAAAGAGCGGAACGCGCTGTATCTGCATTTTGAAATGACGGACAACCCCGGGCTGTCGCAGAAAACGCTGGAGCGGTATCAGTCGATGTTTACGGGCGTGTTTTATGATCGTTACATCCGTGGACTGTGGGTGCTGGCCGAGGGGCTGATCTATCCCATGTTTGACGAGAGCTGCATTGTGGACGAGCTGCCGGAAAAGGGAGAATACTATGTTTCCTGCGACTACGGCACACTTAACCCGTTTTCTGCAGGGCTGTGGTGCTGGGACGGCAAGACGGCCACACGCGTCCGCGAGTATTACTATTCCGGGCGCGAGAACCAAAAGAACAAGACAGACGAGGAATACGCTGACGAAATTAAAAAGCTCATTTGCGAGGCGGATGTCAAAAGCATTATCGTTGACCCGTCTGCCGCTTCGTTTATCGAGGTTTTGCGGCGGCGCGGTTATATGGTGCGAAAGGCCAACAACGACGTAACCAATGGCATTATGACTACAGCGCGGTTTTTGCAGGACGGCGTAATCAAGATACACCGAGATTGTAAAGACTGCATTCGAGAGTTTGGACTGTATCGGTGGGACGAAAAATCCACAGATGACAGGCCAATCAAGGAAAACGATCACGCAATGGACGAGACGCGCTATTTTGCTTATACAGTCCTGAAGAACAAGGCGTATCGGCGCGATTATACACCACTTTGGAACAGATAGGACGGTGAGCGGATATCAAAACATATAACGACCTTGTGGCGGTCGGTGAAAACGAGCAGGCGCGCATTGAGTTTATCCGCAGCGCGATCAACGAGCACCGCGAATCCCACGCATATAAGACGGCGGCGGATGCTGAGGAATATTACAACGGCCTGAATCCGACCATTAATCGCTATGAAAAGATCATCTACGATATGCAGGGCCGTGCCCACACGGATATGTGGACGGCAAACCATAAGCTGGCCAGCCGCTTCTTCGGCCTGGCGGTGGATCAGGAAGTTTCCTATCTGCTGGGCAACGGCGTAACCTTTGCGGAGAAGGAAACGCCGAACAAGCTATGCCCGGACTTCGACCAGGAAGTCATGGATGCAGCGCGTGAAGCGAAAATCGCAGGCGTGTCCTTCGGCTTCTGGGATTTAACGCATCTGCGGGTATTCTCCCTGCTTGAGTTTGTTCCCCTCTACGATGAGGAGGACGGCGCGCTGAAAGCCGGCATCCGCTTTTGGCAGGTGGCACAGGATAAACCGTTGAGAGCGACGCTGTACGAGATCGACGGCTTTACCGAGTACTTCCAGCCGAAGAACAAAGATATGAGCGTATTGCAGGAAAAGCGCAGCTACAAGCTCGTTATCCGCAAGGCCGAAGTCGGCGAAACCGAAATCTACGACGGCGGGAACTATCCGAGCTTCCCCATCGTGCCGCTGAAAAACAACAAGCGGTGCCTATCCGAAATCGCCGGAAAGCGCAACACCATCGATGCGCTGGATCTGGCGTCCTCGAACATGGTTAACAATGTGGATGAGGGCAACCTGATTTATTGGGTGCTGTCTAACTGCAACGGCATGGACGACCTCGACGATGCAAAGTTTGTGGAGCGCTTGAAAACCACGCACGTTGCCCACGCCAACGGCGATGATGGCGCAAAGGTGGAGAGTAAAACCATCGAGGCACCCTATGAGGGCACCAGCAGCACCATTGATATGCTCAAGAAAAAGCTATACGAGGATTTTCAGTGCTTTGACGCGGCGGCGGTATCTGCCGGCAACCAGACGGCAACCGCAATCAAGGCAAGCTATGTTCCGCTGGATTTGAAAACGGATAAGTTTGAATCCGAGGTCACGCGATTTATTGCTGAGATTCTGCGTCTGGCAGGCATTGAGGACCAGCCGAGTTATACGCGCAATCAGATCATCAACAAGAGCGAGGAAACGCAGAACATTCTTCTGGGTGCGGCGTATTACGATGACGAATACATCACGAAGAAGCTGCTGACCATCAACGGCGACATTGACCAGTACGAGGACATGGCAAAGCGGAAGGCTGCAGAAGAGATTGACCGGAGCTTTGCGGAACCGGATGCGCCGGAGGTGAACGGCGATGGCGAACAGTGACCTCGGACACAAGCTGACCGATAAGGAGCTTGCGAAGCTGGAGCGGCGTATTGCAACGCTATACCGCGAGGCGGGGAAAGAACTGCAAGCTACCATCGACGCATATTTTGAGCAATTCAAAAAGCGCGACGAGGAAATGAAGGCTCTGATCGGCACCGTGCAGAACGGCAAGGAATGGACGGAGGCCGACTATAAGCAATGGCGGCTCAACCAGATCGGGCGCGGGGAACGCTATCAGGCCATGCGCGACAAGGTTGCGCAGAGGGCGACCGATGCAAACGCTGTGGCGGTGTCCTATACCAACGATGCGACGCCGGGTATTTACAGCCTGAACCGCAATTATGCGGCTTACACCATTGAACGTGTCACCGGGAATATCGGCTTTGACCTGTGGGACGAGCAGACGGTAAAGCGGCTTATGGTAGAGCAGCCGGACTTAATGCCGTACTACCCAAAGGACAGGGCACTGAAACGCGGCATCGACCTTGCGTATGGCAAGAAGCAAATCACGGCAAGCGTCACCAGCTCCATCTTGCAGGGAAAGAGCATCAAGCACATGGCGGATGATCTGCAAAAGCGCATTACCACCATGAGCCGCGATTCCGCCATCCGCACCGCTCGTACAGCCGTGACCGGTGCGCAGAACGCCGGACGCATGGACAGCTACGCGGCAGCGGAAAAGATGGGCATTAAGCTCAAAAAAGAATGGTTGGCTACGCTGGACTCGCGTACACGCCACTCTCATGCCATGCTTGACGGAGAACAAGTGGCGCAGGACAAGAAGTTTTCTAACGGTTGCCGCTTTCCCGGCGACCCACAAGGGCCGGCATGGGAAATCTACAACTGTCGATGCACGTTAATTGCCGACATTGACGGCATAGATACCTCGCACGGCCTGCGGAGGACACGCAACGGGCTTATATCCGACATGACATATGCACAGTGGGAAGCGTCAAAGCGAGGATATGATGGAAAACAACTGTCAGCGTACCATAACGGGAATAAAAACACGGCCAAAGACGTAACGAAAAAATACATTGAAAATGCCACGCCACGCATGGGCAAAGTGCGATATGAGAACGGATATCGTATAAAAGACCACAAAACAGAAATAGAGGTTGCAGACCAGCTCAGAGAGCGATTAGGTGGGAAGATCGTACTGCTGAAAGAAGCAAATACACAGGGGGCAAAAACACCGGATTATCTGTGGCGCGGAAAACAATGGGAGCTTAAAAGCATATCAACCGCAAAAGCCGCAGATTCCGCAGTACGAAGTGCTATAAAACAAATTAAAAGCAATCCCGGGGGAATTATATTGCAGTGCGGCAATGGCATTGACGAAAATGAATTGAAAAGAACTGTGGACATGAGAGCACTCAGAAAGCAAGATTTTGACTTTGACATAATTGCAATCAATGGTTCGGGGGAATTGCTGTTTGTGAGAAGATACAAAAAATGAGCCGCCCCCCCGCCAATGGGCAGAGGTTCGGCTCGAAAAACGGAAACATAAGTTTCCTCACTGTCAGTATATGCAATCCCCGTAAAAAAGTCAAGAGGTATTTTGTGATGAGCGTTGAAATCACCGACAACAGCAAAGAAGTCTCTGCTGCCATCAAAGCGGCGCTGCTGCGCGGGCTTGAAAAATGCGGGCTGGTGGCAGAGGGATATGCGAAAAAGCTGTGCCCCGTGGATACCGGAAATCTGCGCAACAACATTACTCATGTGGTAGACGAGCAGGAACCGGCGGCAATCATCGGAACAGATTCTGAGTACGGTGCGTATGTGGAATTAGGAACCGGCATTTACGCCGAAGGTGGCGGCGGACGGCCTACACCGTGGGTGTATCAGGACGCAAAGGGAAATTGGCATTACACGCGCGGCAACAAGGCGCAGCCGTTTCTGAAACCCGCTGCCGCCGATCATGCAGGACAATATCGGGACATTCTGGAAAGCGAGCTGAAAAATGGATAACGAGACCATCAAGGCCATTGAAGCCATTCTCAAGCGCGGCAACGATGCTGAAATACGCCGAAAAGGCGACGGGTACATTGTCTTAGAGGTCAAGAAAACAATCAAATATTTAACTCCCGCGTAATTGGGCGCGGGAAAGGGCAATAGGAGCCAACTTGTAAGGATTTCTTACAGGTTGGCTTTTTTTCTTTCAGGAGGGGACGCATGGCTAACAGCAAAGTCAACATTTTAGGCACGGATTACGAAATTGTCGTTAAAAAGTACGGCGACGATGAGGCGTTTGAGCGCAGGAGCATTGACGGATATTGCGACCACCTTTTGAAGCAAATCGTAATTTGCGACATGACAACTTATAAGGGGTGGGAAAACGAGCCAGTAGAAACGGCAAAAGAAGCTCAAAAGCAAACGCTACGGCATGAAATTGTACACGCATTTTTCAGCGAAAGCGGTCTTTCGGATAGCGGGCTTTCTTTTGAAGGGGCATGGTGCAAAAACGAGGAGCTTGTTGACTGGATCGCATGGCAAGGGCCGAAAATCCACAAGGCGTGGGAAATGGCAAACGCAATTTAGAACAGGTAAAACCCGCGAGGTACAGCGGTTTTATACAATCTATCGCCGCGACGGACTGCGGACAAGGGAAAGGAAGATAGAACAATGGCACTTACACGAAAACTTTTGAAGGGTATGGGGCTTACCGATGAGCAGGTTGATACCATCATCGAGGCGCATACCGACACCGTGGACGGCCTAAAGGCGGATGTGACCCGCTACAAGGCCGATGCGGAGAAGCTGCCCGGCGTGCAGAAGCAGTTGGACGACCTCAAGGCAGCGGGTGACGGCGGTTACAAGGAGAAGTACGAGAAGGAACACTCGGCCTTTGAAGCCTTTAAGACCGACATCACGGCAAAGGAAAGCAAGGCGGCAAAGGAAAAGGCCGTGCGTGCTTACTTTGAGAGCAAAAACATCACCGGCGCGAATTTGGACCTTGCGATGCGCGGCTGTGGCGAAGAAATGGCCGCATTGGAGATGGACGGCGACAAGATCAAGGACACCAAGAGCCTTGATGCGCTCGTAGACGGCACCTACAAGGGGCTTGTCTCCACCACACAGACGCACGGAGCGAATCCCGCCAACCCCCCGGCAAACACCGGCGGCGCAAAATCCCGAGAGGACATCTACAAGAAGGACGATAAAGGCCGCTATGTGATGTCTACGGCGGAGCGCCAGAAAGCGCTTGCCGATCTGATGGCAAGCGAAAATAACTGATTTTTTGAAAGGAGCTATTTATGGCTGCGAAAACTAACGTAACAACTTCTGCACAGTTTACTACTTCCGCACGCGAAGTGGATTTTGTGTCCCGCTTTGCTGACAACTGGGACGCGCTGCGCAACATCATGGGCATCATGCGTCCCATTCGCAAGGCCCCCGGCACGAAGCTGGTTTCCTACAAGGCCAGCGTGGACGGCGGTCTCAAGGGCGGCACCGTGGCAGAGGGTGACGAGATTCCCTTTACCAAGATGAAGGTGGCGCCTGTTGCCTATGGCGACATCGACATTTCCAAGTATGCCAAGAGCGTGACCATCGAGAGCGTGGCAAAGTACGGCGCTGACGTTGCCGTGGAGAAGACCGACGAGGCTTTCCTCGTGGCCCTGCAGAACAAGGTCCTGACCGACTTCTACACCTTCCTCGGTACCGGCACTTTGAAGGTGACCGAGAAAACGTGGCAGCGTGCTCTGGCTATGGCTAAGGGCAAGGTGCTGGACAAGTTTGCCGGTCTGGATAAGGACGTAACCGAGGTGGTGGGCTTTGCCAACATCATCGACGCTTACGATTACCTGGGCGACAAGGAGATCACCGTGCAGACGATGTTCGGCATCAACTACGTGGAGAACTTCATGGGCTACCGCACCCTGTTCCTGCTGCCCGAGAAGTACATCGCCTCCAAGAAGGTGATTGCTCTGCCCGTGGAGAACATCGACCTGTACTATGTAGACCCGAGCGACAGCGACTTTGCCAAGCTGGGGCTGAATTACACCGTGAAGGGCGAGACCAACCTGATCGGCGTCCATGTTGACGGCGATTACAGCCGCGCCACGGGCGATATGTACGCCATCATGGGCATGAAGCTGTGGGCTGAGTATCTGGACGGCATTGCCGTGGCTACCGTTTCTGTGGCCGGCGCGGGCTAAATAGGAGGGCAGCGTAATGCTTGAACAAGTCTTACGGCACTTGAACAACTGGTTCCTTGTGGAGATTCACGAGGGCACGTTCGCCGTGGAGAACGGCAGCATTGCGCTGCCCTTTCTCCTGACCAATCAATATTTCCGCATCTGCGGCTCTGTGTTTAATGACGGTCTGCATCAATATCCGGCGGCTGACCTTACGGATGAAACCTTTACCGGAACGGTGTGGGTGTTGGCTGTTCCGAAGGCTGTGGTTTTGCTTGCCGAAGATATCGCCGCGTGGGAAGAAAAGAACGGTGAAGCCGTTTTAAGCCCGTACACGAGCGAAAGCTTCGGCGGGTACAGTTACACAAAGGCAAGCGGCGGAAATGCCGACACGAGCGCCGGGACGGGCTGGCAGGGCGCTTTTAAAGGCCGGTTAAATGACTGGCGCAAGCTCAAGGGGGTGGAACCGTGAGTTTACTGGACGATTTTGCCCACAAGTGCATTTTGATGGAGAAAAAGCGCACGCCTGACGGAGCGGGCGGCTACATCACCGCGTGGGAAGAGGGAGCGGAGTTCCTCAATTACCAGTCTCTTGACACATCGATGGAGGCGCGAAAAGCGGAAAAGGACGGTGTTACCTCGGTATATTCCGCACTGGTCAATCAGCGCGTTCCCATCGAGTACAACGATTATTTCCGCGATACGGAAACGGGGATTACCTATCGTGTGACCTCGAATCCAGAGGAAAAAGCTGCGCCAAGGTCTGCGGGGGCGACCGTCCGAGCACTGAAATTCTTCACAGCGGAACGAAGGGAGCTGCCGAAATGACAAAGGATAAGGCGCTCCACGCATGGTTTTCTCAATTTCTCCCGGCTTATCCAACATCTAATGTGCCGGAAGATGCGGTTTTCCCGTGGCTGACCTATGAGTTGATTACAGGCTCGTGGGAGAGCGGGGAAATCGGCCTGACGGTAAACCTCTGGTACTACACGGAGGGCGAGGCTGTGCCAAATGCAAAGGCACAGGAGATCTCCGACGCCATCGGTATGGGCGGCTGTATGGTGCCCTATGACGGCGGGGCTATGTGGATCAAGCGTGGGTCTCCGTGGTGCCAGAACATTGCGGACGAGAGCAACAAAAACATCAAGCGGCGGTATCTCAACGTTACGGTTGAATATCTGTCGCAGAACTGATGAAAGGACGAAACTATGAAATTTACGAAAATTCCTTCTGACGCTTTTCAGAAATTGCAGATTAACGCTGGTATCCTGACCACCGATTTTACGCCGTCTACCGGGGAGGTCGGTGCGGCTGGCCAGATCGGTGCAACCACCGGCGGTGTGAACTTTACGGCAACGCCCACTTTCACCGACTTTGGCGAAGACATTGACAACTGCCCCAAAAACATGAAGGAGTTTAAGCGGCAGGATATGGTGGAGGCGAAGATGTCCGGCACGTTTATCAACGCCGATACGAAAACGGCAAAGTTGCTGTGCGGTGCGGCGGACATTGATGCCAGCGACACGACGAAGGTCGTTCCCCGCACGGACCTCAAGGACAGCGATTTTACCGACATTTGGCTGGTAGGCGACTACTCCGACAAGAACGGCGCGAAAAACGGCGGCTTTATCGCTATCCATATGCTCAACGCGCTTTCCACGGGCGGTTTCCAGCTCAAGACGGCAGATAAGGCCAAGGGCCAGTTTGCCTTTGAGTTTACGGCGCACTATTCCCTCGCGGAGCAGGACAAGGTTCCGTATGAGATTTACATCAAGGCGGGTACGGAGGAAACAGTATGAAACTTTCCGACATTCAGGGCGACCGTGTATTTGATGTGATCGCGGACATCATCGACCCCATCGCCAACATTGCGGAGGACGAGAAAGCTTCTGCCATGTTCCGGCGTGAAAAGCTGCCGGAGGGCATGACGGCGAAGCAGTTTGTGACGCAGCGGGTGCGGAAAGCGCTCCCTTCGCTTCTCAAGGACCACAAGGGCGATATTATTGCCATTCTTGCTTCGATCGAGGGTGTGAGTGCGGACGCTTACAAGGGCGCGCTGAACCTCGTGAAACTGACGCGGGACACGGTGGAGTTGCTGTCCGATGATGCATTTACCGCATTTTTTCTCTCGGCGCAGAGCGAGAACTCCTCTGGCTCTGCGCAGGAGAATACCGGGGAAGCCGACGAGTAAAGCCGTTTCTGCGCTACTGCATAGCGCGGCTGAATGAGCGGGCGCGGGATGAGGCGTATCGTATCTATGTGACGGACGCACTGAAAATTACAACGGAGAACACGGCGCGGTATGCCGGAGGCAGCTACATGAGAGCGCGGTATGCGGATGTCATCAGGCCGGAGAAGCGGGACGAGCGGTCTTGCGAGGAAATCACGGCGGATGTGGTCGCACGGTGCGGATTGGTGGTGAAAGAATGAACCTGCTCGATCTTTTTGTAAAAATCGGCGTGGATAACAGTGATGTAGATAAAGGCTTTTCGGAAACGAGCAGCAAGGCAGAATCTCTTGCCGGGAAACTAAAAGGCGGCCTTGCAACCGCCGCAAAGGTGGGCGCTGCGGCCCTGGCAGCTGCGGCTACTGGCGTGGCGGCGCTGACCAAAGCGTCCATTGACCAATATGCCGAGTATGAGCAATTAGTGGGTGGCGTCGATACCCTCTTTAAGACTGCATCGGACAAGGTGCAGGAGTACGCCGCAAACGCATACAAGACCGCTGGCATGAGTGCCAACGAATATATGGACACGGTGACCAGCTTCTCGGCCTCCCTGCTCCAGAGCCTTGGCGGAGATACAGAGAAAGCAGCTCAGAAGGCGGACCAGGCCATCACCGATATGGCCGACAACGCCAACAAGATGGGAACCGGCATGGAGATGATACAGAACGCCTATCAGGGTTTTGCGAAGCAGAACTACACCATGCTGGACAACCTAAAGCTCGGGTATGGCGGCACCAAAGAGGAAATGGAGCGTCTGCTTGCGGACGCGGAGAAGCTGTCTGGGCAGAAGTTTGATATTTCGTCCTACTCCGACATCGTAGACGCCATCCATGTGGTGCAGACGGAAATGGGCATCACCGGGACAACGGCAAAAGAGGCTGCGTCTACTATTCAGGGTAGCGCTGGGTCGGCAAAAGCCGCATGGGCAAACCTGATAACCGGCATTGCAGACGACAACGCAGACCTTGATACGCTAATTGGCAATTTTGTCAGCAGCGTGGAGACGGCGGCTGGAAATATTATTCCGCGCGTTAGTGCCATCTTGGGCGGAATTTCACGGCTTGTTACATCTGCATCTACCACTATTATTCCGATGGTCATAACAACCATCACAGACAACCTGCCTGAGCTTTTGCAGGCGGCGGCTGCGCTTGTCGGCGCATTGGGGCAGGGTATCATTGATAGCCTACCTGCAATTACGCAAGCAGCAATCGCCATTCTTTTCTTTCTTTCGAATGGCCTGATAGAAAACCTGCCCACGCTTATTGACGGCATTGTGCAAGTGACCATGACGATTGTGCAGATGCTGACAAGCCCGGACTTTTTGACGCAACTCATTGAAACGGCAATCTTGCTGATCATGACGCTTGCGCAGGGCCTGATTGACGCGATTCCGCAGCTTATCGCGGCAGTACCTCTGATTATTGGCAACTTGCTCGCCGCAATCATTGTGGAGCTGCCCAACATCATCCAGATGGGCATTGATCTTCTGTTTGCGCTGATTGACGGAATTATCAAGTGCATTCCGGAGCTGGTCGCGGCAGTCCCTACGCTGATTATTGCGTTCGTCAACGGCATCGTGAACAACCTTGACAAGATCATCCTTGCAGGGCCGCAGATTATTGTATCGCTGATTACCGGCATTATCGGGGCAATCCCGGAATTGATTGCAGCCGTCCCGCGCATTATCGCTGCCATTGCCGACACAATCAGAAACTATGACTGGGGCGGCATCGGTAAAAACATCGTTCGGGGCTTAAAAAACGGCATCGCCGGAATGTGGGGCAATATAAAAAGCTGGTTCAGTGATAAGGTAAATGGGCTGGTTAGCGGTGTGAAAAAAATCCTGGGTATTGCATCCCCGTCCAAGGTCTTTGCGGGCATCGGCGGCTTTATGGCCGAAGGCCTGGGCGAGGGCTTTGACGATCAATTCAAGTCCGTAAAAAAGGACATTGAGGGTAATATGAGCTTTGACGCTGGCACCATTACAGCAGATGCAAACATCAGCAGAAACTATACAAGTGGCTCTTACGGATGGGGCGGCGATTCCGGCAGAATTGTAATGCTGCTGGAACAGTATTTGCCTATGTTGGCAAATATGAAAGTCATCATGGACAGTGGCCAGGTTGTCGGTTTGCTTGCCCCAGGCATGGATGAAGAACTGGCCAAAATCAATGCGAGGAGGGCAAGGGCTGTATGATAGGAAAAGTATTTTTTGATGGAAAAGACACTTACACAGAATACGGCCTGCTGCTTGCAAGCAAGTCCATTTCTCTTCCGGAAGTCCGCACGAATATGATTGATGTTCCGGGCCGGGACGGCCTGCTGGACGCCTCCGAAGTGTTGACCGGCGAAGTGACCTACAAAAACCGCACCATTGCACTGATACTCACCGGCGTGGACACGGTGAGCGGCAAGAAATGGCCTGCCACGCTTTCTGACTTCTGCAACAAAGTCCACGGCAAGCGCGTGAAAGTGACCTTCCCCGAGGACACCGCCCATTATTACAGTGGGCGGTGCTCCGTTGGGCAAGTGGAGCTTGTCAAAATAAAGCAGACAATTCCCGTTACTGTTGATTGTGATCCGTGGAAATACAAGAAAGAGAAAACAACTGTGACACGGGCTGATTTGGGAACGGCATATAAACAGCTTACGCTTCCGAACGAAAGCCGCCCGGTGATTCCCACCATTACGGTGGCGCAAGATACCGTACTGCTTTGGGACGGCAACACCATCAATGCCAGCGCAGGAGATCACATTTTCCCCGCCATTCGGCTTGCGGCTGGCAGCAACAGCCTGAAGGCGAAGGTGGCCAGCGGCACCGGCAGCATCACCGTTACATATCAGGAGGCCAGCCTGTAATGTACCAACTAAAATATCAAAACTATATCCTGTATGACCCGCGGCTTGCGGATGAAAAACTAATCGTCCGTGACCCCTCTGTTAAGCTTGCGGTGAGCAAAGCGGGTGAGATGACTTTCACGCTGGGCGCTGACCATCCGTATTTAAGCAATCTTCGGCGCATGAGCGGCCTTGTGGAACTGCTGGACGGCACTTTTCCCATATACAGGGGCAGAATCACCACCGACACAAAAGACTTCTACGGGGCGCATAAAATTGAAACAGAAGGCATTATGGCGGCGCTGAATGATAGCATCATCAAGCCATTCAGTTTCCCGGAAGATTTCAAGGATGATGATGACTACAAAGCCGCAGCCGCAAGCGGGAATGTGGTTGACTTCTTCTTCCGCTGGATTTTAGGGCAGCACAACAGCCAAGTGTCCGCAGAGCAGCAGATCAGGCCCGGAGTGTGTACCGTAACAGACCCGAACAATTACATCACACGCAGCTCCAAGGAGTACGCCACGGCGATGACCACTATTTCCGATAAGCTGGTCAAGTCCTCTCTTGGCGGGAATCTGCTAATCCGTTATGAGAATGGCGGCAATTATTTGGATTATTACGCCGCGCTGCCGCTGACCAACACGCAGCCGGTGGAGTTCGCCGAAAACCTGCTTGATCTTACCAGCGAAACGGACGGTGCGGACATTTACACCGCTATTCTTCCGGAGGGCAAGGACGGGTTGACCATCGAAGCGCTGTCAGATGGTGATTTGACAGATGACCTTGTTAAATCCGGGCTTACTATTTATAGCAAGTCTGGCATGGCCACATACGGGCGCATTACCCGTCACATCAAATGGGATGATGTGACTGTTGCCGCCAACCTTCAGACCAAGGCGAAGGCGGCGCTGGCTGACAATGGCCTGTCCATGCCGGAGACCATCACCTGCAAGGCAGTTGATTTGGGCTGGCAAGATGGCATCCAGCATTTCCGGGTGGGCCGGATGACGGCCCTTTTCAGCACTCCGCACGGCTACAGCGCGTCCTATCCGCTGATGGAGTTGGCCCCGGATATTCTTGACCCCGGCAACACACAAATCACGCTGGGTGCTACCCAGCAAACCTACACGGGGGCACAGATAGATGCCAAGCGTGAAACGGATAAACGCATCGAAAGCACACGGCAGGAGATTTCTGAGCGGGTGGACGAATCTTCAAGCCAAGTGATTCAGGCCACACACCAGCAGATTACCGATCTGCAGCAGAATGTCAACTCCATCATCCTGTCCGCTCTGGAAAACTATGTAGAAACCGGGGATTTTGACAGCTACAAAGAGGAGGTCAGCACAAAGCTGTCTGTGCTGACTGACCAGCTGAGCATTGACATCACTAAGGTAACCGAGCGCATTGACAAGGTGGACGGCGATCTGCAAAGCAAGTACAGCGAGATCACAAAGGCTTTCCGGTTTACGTCTGACGGCCTAATCATTGGCGAAACGGGCAATGAAATCCTGCTGCGGCTGGATAATGATGTGTTGCAGTTTGTCCGCAACAACACACCGGAGTTGCAGATCACCGCAGAGGGCGTGGAAGCAATGCGTATCAAGGTATCTATCCTCTGCATCGGAAACGTGGTTTGGACGGAGGACGAAAACGGCGATGTAATTGCCAGTTGACAGGAGTTGAGAACATGGCGTCCATTTACAGCAGCACAAACAAAGGCTGGCGCTTGCGTCTGGATTGGTCAATCACAGGCCAGTCTATCGCAGACAACAAAAGTACATTAAATCTTGATTTGTGGGTATATGACGGAACCGGATATTCCCAAAACGAGAGCAGCGGCGAAGCGTATTATATACTTCAGGGCGAAAAACGCTGGAATCCGTATAATTACAGTTCCACCGGATGGTATAAACTGGGCAGCAAGACTATTACAGTCAGCCATAATGCAGACGGCACGAAAAGTATTGCGCTGACAGCAGAGTGGGACTGTGGCTTTGACAGCGCCTACACACCACGCCATTTGTCCTTGTCAGAAACGGTGACGCTAACCACCATCCCAAGAGCGTCCACGGCCACCACGAACGGCTCCACGCTGGGGGAGACCTTGACCATCACCATCAAGCGGGCCAGCAGCAGCTTTACGCACAAACTCTATTACACCTGCGGCAGCGTCAAGGACAAACTGATTGCCGAAAATGTAGGCACATCGTACAGTTGGAACGCACCGCCTGTGTCTCTGGCACAGCAAGCACCAAACGCAGAGACTGTGGCGCTCACACTCACAGTAAAGACGTACAACGGCAGCACCTATGTTGGGGCGTGGTCAACGGCTGTTAAGCTTGCCGTGCCGTCAACCGTGGTTCCGTCCTTGTCTGTTGCAATCGATGATCCAACAGGTGTGTCCAACACCTATGGTGGATATGTCCAGCTTCGCAGCAAAGTCAAAGTGGATATCACCGCATCCGGTGTGCAGGGCAGTTCCATCAAGTCTTACAGTATCAAGGTGGGCAGCATCTACGCTGCGACATCGGCCAGTGGTACAACGGATTATCTACCCGGTTCTGGCGAACTGACTGTTTCCTGTGCTGTCACAGATAGCCGAGGGCGCACGACTACAAAGACACAAAGTATCGCTGTCCTCGCTTATAGCAAACCAGCAATTACTGCTATTTCTGCCGCCCGTTGCAATGCCGATGGAACAGCAAACCGGGCTGGCACTTATGGCAAGGTGACTTTCTCCGGGGCCATTACTCCACTTTCTGCTAAAAACACCGCAGCATATGCGGTGCAGTATAGGGAAGTCGGCGCTGAAGATTGGACTACGGCAGGCCGACCGGCGGCGGGAAACTATGATCCTGCTGATATTTCTGCCGTGTTTGCTGCAGACAAGAGCAAACGCTACGAGGTGCGTGTGGTGGCGACGGATGCATGGGAGGGTGTAGGTTCCTCTCTGAGAGATCTGCCGGCAGCGTATGCCCTTTACCATCTGGCAAAGCATCTGCTGTCTGTGGGGCTGGGCCGTCTCTGCGACAAGGCAAACGCAATTCAAGTGGGGCTGGATGCTTATTTTGATAGGGATGTACAGATAGACGGCACACTGGCGGTAGGAGGAACGACGCTGTTGGATTATGCGCATCCGGTGGGGAGCGTATATATCTCTACTGCGGCCACCGACCCGGCCGATCTTTTTGGCGGCGGGACATGGGAGCGTATAAAGGATGTATTCTTGCTGGCTGCGGGTGATACATACGCAGCTGGTGCCACCGGCGGCGAGGCCAGCCACACCCTGACGACAGCGGAGATGCCCAGCCACGGGCACAACCCGGCCAATGAGCCAGGATACTACGGATTTATCACCAACAGCAAGAAAGCGTTCACCGTAGGCGACATGGGGTCGCAAAGCGGAAGCGGAAGATATTACCCCTATGCAGCGGCGGCATTTGACATCAGCCGCAACACCCTGACGGGCACCACCGGCGGCGGGAAGGCTCATAACAATATGCCGCCATATCTGACGGTGTATGCTTGGCGGCGAACAGCCTAATCGTCTCGCTGCGGGTCAGTGGAAAATGGGGGTGTAAGGAGGTGATACCACCTTATAACATAGCCCCAGAGGAGAAAGGAAATTACTGAATGGAAACAATCGTCGTAGCTCTCATCACCGGCGGTTTGTCTCTGCTGGGGGTAATCATCACCAGCAACAAGACCACCCGTGATGTGCAGGCCAAGCTGGACACGCAGCAGGCCGTCACCGACACCAAACTGGACGAGCTGACACGGGAAGTCCGGGAGCATAACAACTTCGCCCGGCGCGTTCCGGTGCTGGAGGAGCAGATCAAGGTCGCCAATCACAGGATAGCGGATTTGGAAAGATTATCCAACCACTAAGCATCGCAGATTTACAGTATGAGGAGGGATATATATGTATCGAGGTACGACCCCTACGCTGACATTCCAGCTACCCATCGACACGGGAAGTATCACGGTGCTGTCCATTGCCGTGGCTCAGGCCGGACAGGTTAAGATCGAAAAAACATTGCCGGATGTACATCTGGACGGGAATGTTGTCTCCTGCACGCTGACGGAAGCCGAGACCCTGTCGCTTACTGCCGGGAGAGGCATTGACGCAAAGATACAGCTCCGGGTGGGCGTGGGCGGTCAGCGCATGGCATCTCAGGTATTCACGGTGCCTGTGGAGCGGATCTTGCGGGATGGTGCGCTATGATCGAGTTTGCGGTAACTTTTTCTCCCGGCGCTGACCTGGAGGTCAACATGGGTCAAGTGATGGAGGTGCTTGCTACCGAGGAGCGGACGGTGGAGCTGTCTATGCCCTCCGGCAATCAGGTCATCCTGCCCACCAGCGCCAGAGGCATGCGTAAGGTGACGATTCAAAAACCGGACACCCTACTGCCCGAGAACATCAAGAAGGATGTGGTGATCGGCGGCGTGACCGGAACTCTGGAGGGTGGCGGCAGCTTCAAGGCAGTGATAGAACGCACGGCTGTCAGCCCTACACTTCCGGGTGATTTGACGACCATTGGTTACAGTGCGTTTAGCGGTTGTCCCAAGCTTGCATTAACCAGCCTGCCGTCTGGGGTAACAAGCATCAGTGACTATGCGTTTAATAATTGCCCCAACCTTGCATTAACCAGCTTGCCGTCTGGCATGACAAATATCGGTAGCTATGCGTTTCAAAGCTGCCCCAAACTTGCACTAACTAGTCTGCCGTCTGGAATAACACGCATCGGTTACTATGCGTTCAATGGTTGCCGCAACCTGGCAATAACTAGGCTGCCACCTGGGATAACGAACATTGGTTTCGCTGTGTTTGCTAATTGCACCGGGCTAACAAGTATTACATTCGAGGGAAACCCAAAGACCATCCACTCTTCTGCATTTAACGGGTGCTCCAACCTAACCACCATCAAGGTTCCGTGGTCGCAGGGGCAAGTAGCGAATGCTCCTTGGGGTGCGAGCAATGCCACCATCATTTACGATTATACCGAGGATTAAAAAAAGAAAGGAGACGACAGTGAATGTACAATACCGACTAAACCGATAAGCAAAGATCTATCAACATTTTTTGTGTGCCCGATTCGGGCACGGAAAGGAGCAAACCATGAAAATCCCTGACAAGCTGTATGACATTCTCAAGTGGGTGGTCATTATCGTGCTGCCCGCCATTGCCACGCTGTACGCGGCCCTGTCTGCCGTGTGGGCCTGGCCGTACTCTGACCAGGTCGTGACCACCATCACCGCCGTGGACACTTTCCTGGGCGCGGTGCTGTGTATCTCCACGGCTACATACAACAAGGAGGCCAGCGGCAATGAGTAATTCCGCCCTTGTGGACTACACCCGGCTTTCCCCCAACCGCAGCCACCCCAGGAACCACACAATCGACAAGATCACCATCCACCACATGGCCGGCGACCTGTCTGTGGAGACCTGCGGTAATCTTTTTGCCAATCCCAACCGCGAAGCCAGCGCCAACTATGGCATCGGCTCCGATGGCCGGGTGGGCCTCTATGTGGACGAGGGCGACCGTGCATGGGCCTCTGCGTCCCCCAGTAACGACAACCGAGCCGTCAACATCGAGGTTGCCAACTGTGCCACCGGCGGCGACTGGCCTGTGTCCTCTGCGGCCTATAACAGGCTGATCGACCTGTGCGTGGACATCTGCCAGCGCAACGGCATCAAGGCCCTTAACTACACCGGGGACGCAGACGGCAACCTGACCGAGCACCGCATGTTTATGGCTACGGCCTGCCCCGGCCCGTATCTGCATGAGCGTATGCCCCAGATCGCCGCAGCGGTCAATGCGCGTCTGGGGGCGGCGGAAGTGCCCGCCGAAGATAACAACACCAATACCAAGGAGGAAACGATCAACATGGAACTGCGTATGCTGTCAAGGGGCATGGAGGGCAACGATGTCCGGGCCGCCATGCTGCTGATGCAGGACAAGGGCTATTACCCTGACGAGATTTGGAGCGGTGACAAGCTGTTCGGTCCCAAGATGGAGACGGGCCTGCGCCGGATGCAGGCAGATCACGGTCTGGGCGTTGACGGCATCATCGGCAATGCCAGCTGGAATTTTCTGCTGAAATAAAGGATAAAATAAATCCACTGGAGGGCGCAGAGGACACCGCTACGCCGGCCTCACGCCCGTGCTAAACATCCGCACCTCCACGGCACACCGTGGGAAATGATAGATCAGCACAAAAGGATCCGCAAAAAACTATCCACTATGGCACCATGCCGCGCCACAGAAACAATCCGTGCGGTAGGGCTACCGGAAGACGAGGAAACCTGTGTAATTGACGTGGACGTTTTTGGCCGCACCTGTGTACAGACGGCGGCAAAACTACATATCAGCGTAGATGGATTTTACAAATTGCGCCGCCGCGCATACCAAAAACTGGCGGATGCATTCGATTCCTAAAAATAGCCGCGCCCTTTTTGGGTGCGGCTATTTTTCGTTTTTGCACACAATTGGTGCACACTGTAACTACATTATTGCAGAATCAAGGCAGAATCCGGGCAGTTTATTTGCCCGGATTTCTTTTATTATAGAGGCAAGGAGGCGGGAATATGTACGAGCGCTTAATCAAATGCGGGTTTACCGCGCAAATGGCGCAGGATATTTGCATTCTGTACGCAGACGATCCCCAGGGGCTTTTAGCGTATGTGGAAATTGCTGAAAGCCTATATAGGGGTTGCAATCATGTATAAATATTTTAATCCAAATCCCTGCGGGAAAAACGTGTCCGATTGCACTGTCCGTGCGATCTGTAAGGCCACGGGAAAGGATTGGGGCGAGGTTTATCTCCGGCTGTGCATGCGTGGCTACTTGGACGGTGATTTACCCAATGCAAACGCCTGTTGGGGCGCGTATCTGCGGTCCTTAGGCTACCGGAGATACATCATACCGGACACTTGCCCGGACTGTTACACGGTCGGCAGGTTTGCCGATGAGCACCCGCGCGGGACATATATTCTCGCCCTCTCTGGGCATGTAGTGTGCGTTCAGGACGGGATCATCTATGACAGCTGGAACAGCGAGAACGAAATCCCGCTTTATTTCTGGGACAAAGAAACGGAGGAATGAACATGGCATATCCCTATTTCAACCCCTATTATCCGCAGCCGATGCCGGACAACCTCATGCAGATGCGGCAGATGCAGCAGCCACAGATGCAGCCCATGCAGCAGCCTATGTCGCAGCCAGTGCAACAGAACCCCATCGCGCAGGGCGGCGTGCAATGGGTAAGCGGCGAGCAGGAGGCAAGAGGTTATCTCATCGCACCCAACTCTGCCGTAGCACTGTGGGATTCCACCGCCCCCACCGTTTACCTCAAGCAGGCAGACGCAAGCGGGAAACCGACGCTCAAGATTTATGACCTCGTAGAACGCACAGAAACGGCCCCTAACGCGCCGCAAAAGCCGGGCGTGGAATTTGTCACCCGCAAAGAGTTCGACGTGCTGGCGGCGCTTGTGGGCGAAATAAAGGGCAAGAAGAAACGCAAGGTCGAGGAGGACGAAGACGATGAGTAACCCGTTTATGGCTGCGCTGGGCGGCGGGCAGGGGCCTATGGGGAACTTTGCCCAGATGGTTCAGCAGTTCACCCAGTTCAAAGCAAATTTCAAGGGCGACCCCAAAGCCGAGGTCGAAAAGCTCTTGCAGAGTGGTAGGCTAAACCAGCAGCAGCTTAATCAGCTACAGCAGATGGCGAAGCAGTTTCAAAGCCTGATGCAGTAATCATCAACATAAATCAACATCGTGGCCACGATTTGATGAATAAAAATTTTTCAAAGGAGTGATACTATGTCTCTTTCTGACGGCGGCGTTCAGGCCACTATGCCTGTTGCGCCTACCGGCATGATGAACAGCGGCTTTGGCGGCTTCGGCGGCGATGGCGCGTGGTGGATCATCATTCTTTTCCTGTTTGTGTTCTGCGGCTGGGGCGGCAACGGCTGGGGAAACAACGCCGGCAATTCCGGCGGCGTGGTCGACGGCTATGTGCTGACCTCTGATTTTGCCAATGTCGAGCGCAAGATCGACAGTGTAAATCAGGGCCTTTGCAACGGATTTTACCAGCAGGCGCAGCTTGTCAACGGCACTAACATGGCGATGGCAAACGGCTTTGCACAGGCAGAGCTTTCCCGCAGTAACCAGCAGGCGGCGCTAATGCAGCAGCTCAACGCCATGCAGATGCAGGCCGCTGAATGTTGCTGCAACACCCAGCGCAGCATCGAGGGTGTGCGCTACGACATGGCGGCGCAGGCGTGCGACACGCGCAACACCGTGCAGAACGCGACGCGCGATATCATCGACAATGCCAACAGCAATAGCCGCGCGATCCTCGATTTCCTGACGCAGAGCAAGCTCTCTGACCTCCAGGCTGAGAACCAGGGTTTGAAGCTGGCGGCATCTCAGGCGGCGCAGAACAGCTATCTGGTCTCGCAGCTGCGTCCCTCTCCCATTCCGGCCTACACGGTGCAGAACCCCTATTGCTGCAACCAGTTTGCCGGTTGCGGCTGCTGACAACTGCATAGCATAGCTTTTTGCTTGCGATTTTGGCAACACCAACAAAATCGAAAGCAAAATGGTCAGCCCCGTGCTGATACTACAATAACGCGGCGGGGCAATCGCTCCGCCGCTGTATTTTTAGAAAGGAGTTTTCCATGCCTGAATACACTGCTGTTGCTGCACAGACCGTAGCGGCAAATCAGAATGTGCTTTTTACCGAGGCGCCGATCCCCTGCACAAAGGGCCTTGTGACCCATCGCGCAGGCTCTGGCCTGTTTAATCTCCGGGGTAACTGCTCCCAGTGCCGCGTCCGCTACAAGGTGGACTTTATCGGCAATATTGCCGTAAGCGCCGGCGGGACCCCCGGCCCCATCTCCGTTGCCATTGCGGTTGACGGTGAACCTCTGCCGTCCTCCGTTGCGACGGTGACGCCCACAGCGGCGGAGGCGTTTTTCAATGTGGCGGAATCCGAGTACGTTGACGTTACAAAGGGCTGCTGCGCGTCGCTGTCCATCCGCAACGTTAGTGGCGAGGACATTGACGTGAGAAACGCGAACCTTATCATTACAAGAGTTTGCTGAGAAAGGAGAATGAACAATGGGTATGAAATCTATGTATGACCTGCGCGATATGCTCTGCAAGGAGCTGGACGAGATTACCCGCAAGGGAGAACTTGGCGCGGGTGACCTCGACATCGTGCACAAGCTGACCGACACCATCAAAAACATTGACAAGATCGAGATGCTGGAGGATGACGGCTATTCCCAGCGCCGATATTCCCAGGCCGGTGACTGGGAGGCGGACATGCGCGGAACCTATGGTAAAGGCAGCTCTTATGCCCGCCGGGGCACCCATTATGTCCGCGGCCATTATTCCCGGGACGGTGCCCGGGACGATATGAAGCGCCAGTTGCAGGAGATGCTGGACAACGCCGACGACGAAAGCATCCGCAGAGCCATCCAGCGCTGCATGGACACGATCGAGGACTAAAGGGGGTGCACCCCTATGGTCGACGAGAATGAGGTCAAGCGCTGGATAGCTCGCCTTGAAACAGAAGAATCGAGCTGGACAAACTATGAGAAACTGGCGGCGCTCTACATTATCCGTAACGAGCAAGGCGGGGAGCAACTGCAGGCGAAAGCGCCCCCAATGCTGTATTCTGCAGAGCCTGCGCCGGCCAAGAAAATAAAACCCTCCGGCAGTGAATTTTTGAAAGCGGTCGGGAATGTAGCGCAGGATAGGGCGTGGGAAGTTATGGACGAGCTTATGGACACACTAAAAATCGTCAATGAGAAAGCTTATAACAGCGTCCTAAAAAAACTAACCTAAATCGCTACTACTAACACGTTACTAACAAAGTTAATCTTGGCGAAAATAAAAAAGTCCGGGAACCCTTGAGATTCCTGGACTTTTTTGGTGGAGACTGCTGGACTCGAACCAGTGACCTCCTGCGTGTGAATTATAATCGTTTTGAATATATAGGCACAAAAGTTAATAAGAATAACAATATTTGTTGCGATTTTGCAACTTTTCGCAGAGCGATTTTGCACAGGCTTGCCTTGGCTCCCGTCGGTAACTAACAAACTACTAACAAATTTTCGCCTTTTTAACGGCCTGCACCAATTCCTCCGCTGACGTATGGACGTATATATTTGCGGTAGTGGAGTAGTTGGCGTGGCCGAGGATCCTCTGTAGCGTCTCCGGAGCAATCCCCGCTTTTCTCGCCCAGCTCGCATAGGTGTGCCGGGTGGAGTGCGGCGTTTTGCGCTGGATTTTTAATTTTTCCAAAAGCGGGTAATAATCCCGGCGGCGGAAGTTTGCTGGGATTTTTTCCCCAGCATAGCCGGATATGAGCAGTGGGCCAGTAGCCTTATTTGCAAAATAGGCAAAGTATGGGATTCCTTCGGTGCGGATTGGGATGATCCTGTTTCGCCCAGCCTCCGTCTTTTCACCGCCGACCACATAATCTTTGTGATAATCTTTAGCCGGTAGGGAAAACAATTCCCCTATGCGCATTCCTGTGTAAATCAGCATGAGGATAATTTTTGCGGTGTCGCTGCCGTCCGCTTCCAGCTTGCTTATTTCAGCATCGGTAAATGTTTCTTTTTCTTTTTTTGTGTTTTCGGGGAGCTGGACGAATTTTGCAAAATTTGTTGTGATGATCTCCTCGCGCATGGCCCATGTGGACATCTGCGTTATGAGTTGCTTATACTTGGACACAGTGCTATGGGATTTATGCATATGGGCATCCAGTACGCCCTGGAAATCCGCCGTTTTTAAGTCCCGGAACTTCCGGTCGTGCAGCGGCGCAAAAATTTTAAATGCGCCGTCATAGCCTTCTATACCATTTGGCCCTATTTTTTTGTAATGTTCCTCTTTCCAAGCGGCAAACACCTGGGCAAAGGTCATGTTGTACCGCTCCGTTAAATCCTTGCCTGCAAGACGTTCCAGCGCCGCTATAGCATCTTTTTTGGTAGGGTAATATCCTATAATGATTTTTTGCTTTGCAGCCACCCAGGGCCTGCGTCGGCGCCCGGCGAGCTTATACACTGTCCCGGTTCCGTTGGCCCTCCTCATTGCTTTTCCCATTTTTATCCTCCTGCCCTATATTTTTATCAGTTTGATGGTGCCTGTAATATCGCAGCGCATTAATCAGCGAAGCAATGATTACACCGACGCCCACCGCAAGCAGAGCAAATAGCATCCAGCCGATTGATGTAATCTGCCCGTTGCGGATAAGCCCTGTGTGCGGGACGCTTGAATCAAACGCCAAATATCCAAATATTATGGATACGGCAATTGACAGCGAAAACGCCAGGATATACACCCAAATTTGCAATACGCGCTCCTTTTTTTCGTGCTTTGCCACTGATCCGGTCAGCTGCTCCATGCCGCCCTCCAAGTGTGCAATGCGTAGGGCTGCGCTATGCTTTGCATCTGCATCGGCCATTGCTCTGTGGGCCTCTGCCAGCTGCTCCTCCGTGGTTGGTCTCTTTACGATACCAAAATACTCATCTATAGACACACCGAGGGCGGCGCATATAAGCCCCATCTTGTATAGGCTTGGATCCTTTGAAGACGCAGAAAAGTAATTGCTGATCGTGGACGATGACAGATCTGTTAAATCGGCTAAGTCTTGCGTGGTAAGATGCTGGTACTCCTTTGCCTCTCTGCAAATATCCTGCAAAGTTTTTTCCATTTCTTCCCCTCCTGCCTTATTTCGGGCAAACCTCTCCGTTTGTTTTTACCGGCTAATCGCATATTATCCGGTTTTTGGATTGACTTGCCAAACAACAAACTGATACTGTGGGTATGCGGCCAAGAGCCAGTGACGGCGATAGGCGGCAAAAAATCCCCACCGTCCGGTGCGGGGGCGGTGGGGACTATATGAAATAATTTTCTATGGCGTTCACTTAATCCCCAATAGCTTGCCGACTTTTCTTTGCCGCCCCGCCTTTGTTGTAGGAATTCCCGTTGCTTTTGCAATCTTGCGTTTTGCGCTGGTAATTCCAAGCGCACGTTTCCAGCTAAAGGAAATCCCTGGTATTTTAAAGGAAGATTTTTTATCCATTTCTAATTATGCTCCTTCTTAAAAAATTTTTTGTATTGTTGCCCTAAACTGTGCAACAAATGCCATATTTTGACTATAGGTAGATAAACCGAAAGGAGAAATAATGTGGATTGGAAGCAGAAAAATATAAAGATGGAAATTGTAAGCTGTGAAACGAAAAATAAATGTGATATAATAAAGAATGCAGAGCATATTGCGTTACTTTCTGAGGCGATTTCTTTAGCGAGTAAAATGACCCGCAATCAGTTTGATAAAATTATAGAGGCGATAAAATGAAAATTTGGGCTATCAGTAAAGAAAACGGCTACGAGCGCGAAATACTCATAATTAATTCTCCAAAGCCCCGCGGGCGGCTTTGATAAAAATCCGCAGGGTTTCCTTATCCATTTTTTTCAAAAGCTCGACAGCTTCTTTCAAATCTTCATCTTTCATCCCGCCCTCGATCTCCGGATCGGGGGCTTTTTTTGCGCCCTCCGGCGGCAGGACGGGCAGTTCATCACCCATCAATGCTTCTACCGTTATGCCAAAATAATCGGCGATTTTTTGCTGCGTTTTAGGGTATGGCAGAGAAATGCCTTTTGTCCAATTTAAGACGCCTTGGTTACTCACGCCAATTATTTTAGCAAATGCGTAAGGGGAAAGCCCGTTTTCCTCCAAACAATAGCAAAAGTTTTGTGCAAATGACATAAAATGAAACCTCAAAACTTGTGTACTTTGTTGCTCAACTCTTTATTGACATTTGCTCAAGTCTTGAGTATAATAAATACCGTGGGTGGGCAATAAAAAGCCGCACCACCCCTGATAGATTGAGCTGGCGTTAGTCAAATGTTGTAGCAAACTTAGAGTAACACTATTGCTCCAATTTGTCAAGCAAATAATCAAATTTGGAGGTGAAAGGATGCCGCTGAAAGAGAACCTTGTTCGTTTGCAGGAGGAACGTGGCGAGACGAACTACCGCCTTGCGAAAGCGATAGGAGTATCTCAAACGTCTGTAAAGAACTGGCGGGATGGTGTTACCCGACCGTTCCCGCGACACGCAAAAGCCATTGCGAAGCACTACGGCGTGAAGGTGGAGGAACTGATGGGGACAGACAAGGAGGAGGCAAGCGAATGATCGAAACCATGACGCTGCACCAGGCATCGAAGTATCTTAGAGATAAAGGCTTGAGCCTTTGTTCTGACACTCTGGCCGACGGCCTGGAGCAGGGCGTGTACCCCTTCGGCGTGTGCATCCGTACCGACCGCAGCCGTGTATTTCAGATTTTCAAAAAGAAGCTGGATGCGTGGATTGCGGAGCGGGAGGAGTAAACATGGACGGGTACACATTGACTTTGGTCATCATCGGAGCCGCAACGGTGAGTTATTGGCTCATGCGGCTGGTGGACAAGCTGGACGGGAAGTAACACAAACGGAGGGAAAGACGATGAAAGCATACAAGGGATTTGATAAAGACCTGAAATGCAGAGGATTTCAGTACGAAGTAGGCAAGGAGTACGAGGAGGAAAACGCCTCTTTGTGCAAAAAGGGATTCCACGCCTGTGAAAACCCGCTGGACACATTCCGGTATTACGCACCGACAGATAGCCGGTACTGCGAGGTGGATGTGGACGACAATGGAGAGCGCAACAGCTATGACAGCAAGGTTTGCGGCAAACATATCAGGATTGGCGCAGAAATCGGCTTGAAAGGCGTTATCAACGCCTTTGTGCGGTTTGTGCTTGACAAGTGCGAGAGCGCAACCGAGGAAAACGCATCGGGCGATAGCGGCAACGCCGCCGCATCGGGCTGGAGGGGCAACGCCGCCGCATCGGGCGTTAGAGGCAACGCCGCCGCATCGGGCGATAGCGGCAACGCCGCCGCATCGGGCTGGAGGGGCAACGCCGCCGCATCGGGCGATAGCGGCAACGCCGCCGCATCGGGCTGGAGGGGCAACGCCGCCGCATCGGGCTGGAGCGGCAACGCCGCCGCATCGGGCGATAGCGGCAACGCCGCCGCATCGGGCGCGAGGGGCAACGCCGCCGCATCGGGCGTTAGAGGCAACGCCGCCGCATCGGGCGATAGCGGCAACGCCGCC